GCGACCACCGAGATCTACACACTGCATATCGTTGGCAGCGGCATATGTGTATAAGAGCCAGGAGCAATGCCTGAGCTGATAGATGTTATTACTTGGCTAATTGCTGAGCCTAGTGCTGTAATCACTGGTGCTAACCCACTAAATGAGCTGATGATGGAGCTAACTGCTGCTCCCACAGCTAAAATAACTGGGGACATCATTGCAAATGATGAGGCTATAGTAGGGAGCACAGGTGCTACAATTACAAGGGCTTGAGCTAAGCCTTGGATAGCCATGTTTAGGATAGTACCTATGGCTGTACCTACACTGACCACCACATCACCGATAGCTTGCAAGATAGTTGCTAGACCTTGGCCTTGAGTTCCCATCAAAGCAAATGCTGCTCCTAGAGCCAAAATAGGTACAGCTAATGCTGCAATAGTTAAAGGGTTGACCATAGCCAGACCCTCGCCAATCCCACGAAAAACAGAGCCTATACCCTCGCCAATTCCTTTGGCCATTGTAGCGACACTCTCTCCTAAGCTACGGATGACTGCCACGATTTGTGAACCTATTGAGGATACTGTTGATGTGGTGCCACTCAAAGCTGATGTAGCGTTACTCTTAAATAGCCCAAAAGGGTTGAACGATTGCAAAAAGTTAAACGCTTTGAAAGCAACAACTGCACCACCAATGCCTATAACTAAGCCTCTCCAAATATCTCCACTAATTGACTGAGATAATTTTGAAATCCAACTAATGACTAATGAAATAGCGTTTACTACATGACCTGCTGCAGCTCCTATAATATCCCAGGGGATGATGTCACCTAATTTTTCAGCAAGGTCTAAAGCTGCAGCTGTGAAATCCTTGAAAGCACTGTAAGCATTTTTAATAGCTCCAGTGTTAGCAAATGCCTCAAGAGCAAATTGAACGCCAGCAGCTAATTCTTGGATAACTACATTTACAACAATTACCGCATTAGCGATACCCTCAACAACATTACTAAATCCATTGCTATCACTGGTTAGCTCCTCAAAAAGAGATTGTACTGTAACTACAATATCTCTGATTGAGTCTGAGATGTAATCAAATACGCCAGCTTTATTAAAAATAGCAAAGAAATTAGAAACCATTTGACCTGCTTGAGCAAATCCATTAGATAAGCCTGAGATAAAACCCTCTACATCAATGCTATCTAGTAAGCTACCTAATTTATCTGCTAAACTATCAAAATTGATTTTGTCAAAAGAGTCTGAAATTGCATTGACTGCCTTGATACCAAACGAATTAAGTTTGTCAAAGGCTGGCATGAGCTTATTAGAGAGGCTTTCTTTTGCCCCGTCTATAGCTTGGTCAACCGTTTTAAACTCTGTGGCCATCTTTTGAAAAGCGTCTGAGTTACCTGCTTTGTTCATAGCGTCAAAGAAATCCTCAGTCTTAACTTTCCCATCTTGCACAGCTTTTACAAGATCAGCCGTAGACATTCCCATCTCTTTTGCTACTGCAGCCATACCAGCAGGCGCTTGCTCCATCATGATTTTAAAGTCCATCCAGGCCACTTTAGGCTTACTTGCCATCTGTGTTGCCTGAGTTGACAATGATTTCATGGCTTGAGCTGGGTTCTCTGCTGAGGCTGCAAGACCACCAAAGGCCTTAACTAAGCTACCTACATTTTTAGTACCTACAGCGTCAAGCTGTGAGTAAGTGTTAGCCATGTCAGAGGCTGAGTAGATGGTCTTGGTTGCAAAGTCTTGCATTTCTGTCTTAGCTGCTTTGATTTCCTCAGATGAGCGTCCAAAGGCTTGGAGGTTCCCCTCAAATGTTTTCCAGGCTTTCTGTGAGCTGTTGAGCTCAGAGGCCATCTCACGGATACCCCCAGTAACTGCACCAACCCCACTTGATAAGGCTGAACCAATCAAATTAGCTCCCAATACAGACTTGAATACAGAGCCTACTTTTTGCCCTGTACTCTCAAGGCCTCCAAACAGAGATTTGAGCTTACTGACTCCAGCTTGAGCACCTGATCCATCCATGTCAACCTTGATAGTTACTGAACCATCTGCCATTTATTCCCTCCTTTCTAAATTAGTAGTCAAAATCTTTAGGTAGGGCGTACTCTTTCTTGAGCTCTTTCATGCTCTCTCTGTACTTCTTGCTATCTCCCTTTTGAGGTTTATAAGCTCTTATTTTAATAACCTCAGAGAATTTTGTATCACTAGGTAGGCCACTTAATAGAGCATTGAATTTTTTCCAGTGTAGGATATTCTGAGCATCTATGAGGTCAATGCCGTATGCTTGCATGAATGATGAGTAAATATACTCAGCGTCATATTTCAAGCTGAATAATCTGGCACTGGTCTCTGATTGACTCCTAGAGCGTATCTTGCTCTTGATCGGATTGCCCGCTAGGTCTAGCACTGGTGCTGTGTCTCTAGCTGGAATAAGCCTGATGTGCTCCTCAAATACCATCTTGAATATGCCAGTGGCCTCCTCAGGTGTAAGAGCTTGAGTGAAATCAACATCAGTGAATATCTGTAAAGCAAGATAAGGCTTATAAATCTCATCAATATCATCATCATTGATAAGCTCAATAACTTTCAAAACCTTGTTAAAAGAGATGTTCATAGGGTACACATCATCACCAAGGACTAACTCATCAGTCAATTTCCTTGATAAATCTAGCATGTTAGTCTCCTAAATATTTCTTGAGAGCGTCTGTGTTGTTACGTTGCTCCCATTCTGAGATAACACCGTTGATAGTCTCAAGTAAGTAGGCCATTGTGTCTACAGTAGACCCATTTGAGAAATCGTAAACTTTTTGATAAGCCTCAGCGTCAAATAATTCTGTCCATGAGTTCTTAACCATGTCCTGTAGAGCCTCAAAGGCTTTCTCATCATCTGCATTGGCTACTTTCTCACCCTCATCTTTAAGGATTTTGCCAAGTTTTTCCATTTTGTGGATATTTTGGTCATTTCCGATAAATTCAAGAGTAAACTCTCCAAATTCTACAGGGATGACATTATCACGCTTTTTAATTACTACCATTATTTCTTTCTCCTACTAATTTTTTAATCAAAAATAAAAAGGGGAGTTTTACCACTCCCCCCTAAATACATTATCCGACTACAGCGGACTCCTTAGGTGCTGAGTTCCAGCTAATAGTACACTCAAAGCCTTCAAACTCAGACGCCTCACCGCCTCCAATTTTAATGCCAGAGGCTGTAGCTACGCCCACATATTGTTTTTTGCCATCAGCGTCAACAACTTTGAACCATAATTTACGTCCATCACCAGTTTTAAAGCGCATGCCAGCAATGATAGCTTGAGCCTCATCCTCTTTGATGTAGTCCCCCTCAAATGAGAACCCGTATTTTACAGATTTTACTACTGTTTCAGGTGTTCCATCACCATTGTAGTAAGCTGTATCATCTGTTTCCTCGTCATTCTCAACCTCAGCGGTTGTCACTCCATCTGCAAGCCATTTCCAAGCGTCACCTGTTGGCTCTGTTGCTGCGTTTTCTGCTGACCAAGGTGCCACATAGTGTTTACGCTTGGCGTTTTTTAATTTTGGCATTTAATTTCCTCCATTTACTTCAATTTCTGCCGTTACATCTAACATGTAAATATAAAAGCCTTGATCATCACGGTCATTAAGGAATGGCTGTGAGACTTCAAGGCCTCTGAATTGATATGAGTTATTCTTGCTAGGTAGTTCTAAATCAAAATTAGCAAGAGCATGATTGATAGCCCACAAAATAGAGCTTGTTCTTTGATGGTCAGTCGTTTTGATTGCCACCTCAAAAATAAGGCTGATGTCTTGCTTACCGTCCATGTACTCTTTTAAAATCTTGCCACCTGGCAAAGGATATAGGACTAAATCCTCTTTCTCTGACAAATAGTCAAGCCTACAAGTCAGAGAGAGGTTTAGTGTGTTGATGAAATCTCTGAGGACTTCTGAAAAATCATTGTTATTCATGCTTTTACTCCCATTGCTTTTATTCCTACTCTCTCCCAGTCTTTAAGGTGTAGCGCTGTAGCTTTCAAGTCCCAGCGTTTTCCTGTTCCTGGTGTAGTGTATTTCTTGAAATAAAAAACCCTAGCCTTGTTGTAGCTAGAGCCGTAAAATTGGGCTCTGGCATAAGGCCCAGGGTACCTGATACCATCTTTAGTAGCTTGACCACTTCCACTGAGGTCACCACTTTTCCTAGGAACAAATGGGCTCATGTCTGTTAGCATTTGGTTAGCCATAGCTAATTTCCCTTTTGCTAAAGCTGTTGGAGATACCTTATTTTCAATCCCTTTGAGGTTAATCTTGACAGATACGCTAGTTCCCATTAAATACACTCCACTTCATAGCAAAATACTTTTTGTTTATGTGGATAGCTAATAGGCACTATAGCAGTAACTCTATAATCACGCTTACCATCATTGATGATGGCATTCTCAAAGGTATCATCTAAAGTAATAGGGCAAGTTTGGGGT